TAACAGGCTGTAGACCTTTACTACCTCGATGTATCTGTGCATATCCAGGATAGTGTTCGTTAAATTTATCTATAATAAAAAGCGTGTGTTTGGGAAGTAACGCGCGGGCAAGGTGAGAACCTACGAATCCTAGTCCGCCTGTTAAAAGAATATTCATTATATACCTAGCGAGTTAATCCAGTTGAAAACTGCAGCGTTTTCAAACTTGCCATGCAGACAAGTGACAAACTTGTCGTTTTTAAGATATATGTACATTGGGAAGCGAGTTCGGCGATCAGGAGAAATGTGGTTTTGAATCGCAAAATAAGTTTCATCAGCCTCTTCTGTTAGCAGGGCAGAATTATAATCAGAGATTGCATCAAGCTGATTTTTTATATAAACTTTAATAGTTGAGTTGTTCGAGTGACTAACACCCACAATCTTATGGCTCATTACGATTTTCCTCTCTAACTAATCTAATCTGTTCTTCAAGCATAGAAAGGCGCTCAGAAAGTTGTTGAATCTCCTGATGAAGATAACGAATATCTCCTCCAAGCTCATTGGCCATATCTTTGATCAACGAGTGGAGTTCTTTGGCTTCATGTCTTACATAAGTTTCAGTTGCATACATACTTATACTATACAAAGATGTGAACTTTTTGTCAACAAGAATCTATCTGTAAGCTAATTTTTGCTTGAAACTTCCCTAAAAAAAGGATATTATTATGAATATAAGAAAAAGACCACGACTGAATGAAGCACTAGAAAGCATAAAACTGTTTATCTTACAAGGTTATGCCGAAGCTACAGAAGCACTTGATGAATATCATGAGATAAAAGAGTCATCAGGTGAATTTACGGCTGGACGGTACATCATTGAGGTGGTAATGTTAATAAACCAAGAAATACAGGAGTTAAAAAATGCCAAGGGCTAAAAAACAAGATATCAATGCTTTCGGTACCTCTAGTTTTGTTGACTGGAGTGTACGTCGTACTTGTCGTGAAGCTGCTAATATCGCTAGATGGAATCCTCCACTTGCGCTAGCTTGGTTTAGAGAAGCAGCTAACAGAATTGATCCTTTTAGTGATGACTATGACTACTATAATGAAATAGCAACTCAAACGAATCGATACTGGATCAAGCAAGAAACTTATCAATGGTATGATAAGAATGACTTTTGGGGTAAAGCTCCTATAAAGCGTGTACCACTCATGGGCGGTATTTAATACATAAGACATTAACAGAAATCGAATGGAGTTTGTTAATAAATTTTCAACTTGCACGGAAGTGAATTCCATGCTAAAAATATTATAAGGAAAAAAAATGAAATTTAAATTTGTATCACGAAACCCATATAGAGATCTAGCTAGAAATCTACGAAGGATTGCAGTTTCAAATGCTGAGGATTCTGAGAAAGCTGAAGCATTTCGTAAGTTACACGAAGTGTTAAAACCTCTTCTCAAAGAAAATAGCAGGTTTTTGAATAAGCAGTCAGCATTTTCTTCACGTTGCCAACATTGGAACCAGCGTTCATCATATACATCACAGCCTGTCAAAAACCAAAAGAATCCATGGCTAGTTCTGAAACGGGAGTTTCAGCGCGCTGTGAACACGCAAGATAATTCGCTACTTGCCAGAAGTGTGTCTTGCTCTCTGGCATGGTTTTACGCAGATCCTTATATACAGTATTGGGTTACAGAATGACACTATCCGCCTCAGAAGCTTCAAACATCATTAAACGAGTTGTAACATCGTTACCTGTAGAGGTACTTGATGATGAGAGTGGTGAGATGTGGAGTGTAGGAGAATATGAGTTAGTAGAGGGTCGACCATCGGGAGACTGCGCAGGCAGCCGAGAAATCGGCTCTGCAAACTTAATAATCTCTTATAATATGTTATATAAAAAACTATACAGTAAAGATAGGACTATCCCAAAATCTGAATTAACTACTCAATCTATAAGTTTATTTAAAGACGCAATTAATGATCTTATAGAAAAACGTATAATTAGAGTAGTACCAGAACTTCAACGACAAACATTTAAACTAATAAACTAGGAGGATTTATGGCTGAAGATAAAAAGCTTTTAAGAGAAAAAATAAACAAAGTAGTAGACCTTATGATTCAAGATGAAGCTATTAGAGAACACATAAGTGAAATACTTAAAGAGATTAAAACCGAATTTGCCATTCCTATGCCAACTGCACGAAAGATTGCCATAACAGTTAGAAAACAAAACTTAAACGATGTTCAACAAGACTTTGATGAGTTTGTAGAGCTTGTGGAAATGTGTTATGATAACTCGTAACCTTAACAGTAGTCCTGTAGAAAAAGACACTAAAGATATACTAGTTGTTGGTACAAGCTGGGTTGAACAAACCTTAGATGTTAGATATCCGTGGCCACATTGGTGTGGTATTACTAACGTATGGGGTCATTCGGGTATAACTATAGATGCTCAAGCTGAATACATACTTGATAACTATAAAAACTTTAAATATGTCATTTGGAATATAACTCATTGGCACCAAAGTGACCCAAAAGGTAATGGTGACTATTTGCTACCTTATGATTGGGGTGCGCAAGATAAGTGGGGAAAACTCACTAAAGATTTATGGTTCAAAAAATTTACTAAACAATCTTGGTATGAAAGAACTGGGGCACTTTGGATTAAAGCAGTGATTGAGACTGTAGGTAATGAAAATTTACTTATCTACCCAATTTATAGACCATCTCTTATAGACCATAGATGGTTAAGCGACTATAGCTGTATATCTGATTTTCACATCGGTGATGAAAGAAAAAAGAATGGAGATGGTAGAGGACATTGTAATCAAACTGGCCATCAATTAATTGCTTTTAGGATTGCAGCTGATATATACGCCGCCTGGAAAATAAAGTGTAAGCTAATAAATGAAACAATTGAATACTCGTAAAGACGTAATAAATCCTGCGTACAATTTCTGTATTAAAATGAAACAATTACCAAGCATTGCAAAAAAAGCTAGTGCTATGGTTGAAATGCTTGATAGACACAAAAAAGCAGAAAATAATCAAATAACTGCAGGATTTAGTGGATTATCAATGCACGCAATAAAACTTACTCCTGAAAAACATTATGATTGGCATTTTGATAATTGTGACTGGGATTTTGATACTAAAAAAATCAGATATAGTCATAATAGATACTGGACACACTTAATATATTTAACTGATGGCGCTCACTTAGAATTAGGTGCGTTAAATTTTAATCAAAAGGTCGCAGTTGAAACAAGATGGGCAGCTCCTCCCACAGACAAAATTATTGCTAAAATCTATCCTGAACCTGGTAAAAGTATTATATTTCCTAGCTTTATAGCTCACAGAGTTCACCCACATATAACTAAAGATCGTTGGACTCTATCTGAGTTTGTAACCAGAGTAGATTATGAAGGTTTTACTCAAGAAACATATGATAAGGCAAAGGAGTTGTACTATAATGAGTATACTAGGTGTTTCGGCATTTCACCATGATAGTGCTGCAGCTCTTATCAGTAATCGTAAAATATTAGGTGCCTCTCATGAAGAGCGTTTCTCTAGGATTAAGTATGATAAGCGATGGCCTCAACACACTATCCAGTGGTTACAGTCTATTTCTAATGATATAAGTGTTGTTGCTTTTTACGATAGAGATAATAAAAAAGATTCTTTACAATTAATACGTAAACAATTTCCTAAAGCTGAAGTATCTTATGTTGACCATCATGAGTCACATGGTATGAGTTCTATACTGATGACAGACTGGGAAAAGTGTGCTGTTATGGTGGTTGATACTGTTGGTGGTAAATTTTCTACTTCTCTCGGTGTATTTGAAAAAGGCAAGTTTACCTGGTTAAAAAGATTTCGCTACCCTAATTCTCTAGGTCTATTCTATAGTGCTGCAACTAAATTTTTAGGGCTTAGACCTTTACATGATGAATCTCAAGTAATGGCAGCAGCAGGTTTTGGTATTCCAAAATGGGTAAACGTAATTGAGAAAAATTTTATAGAGATAAAAGATGATAGTTATAGATTAAAAGTAGACCTACAGAGAGGTCTTGGAACTTTAGGATTAGACTGGGATATAGCAAGTAGTGTTCAACGTGTAACTGAGCATGTACTTATTAATTTAGCTAGTTGGTTACAAAAAGAAACTGGGCTTACCAATTTAGCATATTCTGGAGGTGTTGCCTTAAATTGCGTTGCTAATACAGAGATATATAAAAATACTGGATTTAAAAATATAGCTATTCAGCCTGCTGCTGGAGATGCTGGTTGTGCTTTAGGAGCTGCTGCTCTAATCGAAAGACCTACAAATTTTACTCCTTACATAGGATATAATGCTATACCATTTAAGTCACTCGATGAGGTTGTAACAAAACTTTTAAAAGGCGAAATTGTTCCTGTAATCAATGGCAGAGCAGAATTTGGACCAAGAGCATTAGGTAATAGATCATACTTAGCCATACCTAATAAGATAAATAGTATACGATTAAACCAATTAAAAAAACGTGAAACAGATTCTTGGAGACCTTGGGCACCTGTATGTTTAGAAAGTCTTGCCAACGACTATTTCAAAGTTTATAATAAGAACTATAACCACAGTATGCTTTTTGTATCTGATACTCTTACAGAACTGTGGTATCCTAATAATTTACAAAATGCTAGATTGCAAGTTGTTACTCCAAAGAGTAATATGTTTTTAAGTAAAGTGCTTTATGAAACAACTAATAGTGGTTATCCCATTTTGATAAACACAAGTTTGAATGCAAGAGGTAAACCAATTGTTAACTCTGCTACAGACTATGAAAAAGAGATAAAAAGTTGAAATTTGATTATTTAACGGAGGTACCTACAGATACTCTACCAACAGGTAGAACATATCATACACCTGATGGATCTTATCCTTCCATCACTACTATCTTAGGTAAGACAGCTAACAATGTTTGGTTACAAAAATGGAAAGAAAAAGTTGGGGAAGAAGAAGCCGCTCGTGTTTCTAAAGAAGCAACGGACAGAGGAACAGCAGTACATGAGTTTGCTGAACAGCACTTTAATGGAGAATCTATACATTCAGCTCTTTCACAAGCGCCGAGGGATGTAATACAAATGACTAAAGACTTGATACGTATAGGCGAATCAGGTGTTGATGAAGTTTGGGGTCAAGAACAAGTTTTATGGAGCAAAAAATATAAATATGCTGGTAGAACTGATATGGTAGGAATCTGGAAGGGAAAACCTACTATTATAGATTTTAAAACGTCAAAGAAGAAAAAGTACGAATCGCAAATTAAAGATTATTTTATTCAATGCTGTGCTTATGCAGTTGCACATAATGAAATGTATGGTACAGGAATTAGAGATGTTGCAGTACTTATCACTGTTCACGATGGAGAGCCACAAATCTTTGAAAAGTCAGCTGTGCCATATTTACCCTTGCTGAAAAATAGGAGATTAGAGTTTGATAAATTGGTTACTTGATTTAATGAACCACATAAAGTTCAAGTGGAGATTGAGAAAACTTCATAGTCAAGATCCTTTTATTTACGATTTACCTTCGGAGAGCGATGATGAGAAGAATCAAAACAAACCTTAAAAGATTTTTCGAAAGTAAACCTTTGACTGACAAGGAAAAATCTTTTATAATTAGTGCATTAAATAATCAACAAAAATATCCACAACTACACCCAAATATTTGGAAAGTAGTATGTGACATAGAATCGAGATATAAAAATGAGCAAATATCCAGGAGTGAAAAGAACACCGTCAGGGAAAATTAATTATAGAGGAACAACATTCGATGGATTCAATAAACCAAGACGATCAAATCGTGCAGGAAAAAAAGGTATGGTGTTGGCAAAAAAAGGCGATAATATTAAACTCATACACTTTGGAGACTCTTCGATGGGGCATAACTACTCTCCAGAAGCACGAAAAAGTTTTAAAGCAAGACATGCCAAAAATATCGCTAAAGGAAATATGTCGGCAGCTTACTGGGCTGACAAAGTATATTGGGCAGGACCTGCAGGATCTAAAAAGTCGCCTCCAAAAAGTCAAAAACACAAAAAAGGTGTATAATGAAACAGGAACTAAAGTTTGAATTAGTAAAACCTTTTCCAAACCAATTAATGATTCCCCCTCAACCGTCTAAAAAAGTTATACCACATTGGTTTAAAAAAATGGGTCCGTACTCTACAGATGGTGAAAAAGATGAATTTGGGAAAAAACTAGAAACAGTAAAAAAGTGTATTCCATTCTTAGATGCTATGGGAGCTGGTTATACTTTATTAACTCATATAGATATGCAGATAACTCTTAACGAGCAAAATGAAGTTAAACTTATTTACTTAGATGATAAGCATAAAGAAGATACTTTATATTTTAACCCAATTGAGACACACCCAAAACCACAAGTAAAAGGTTCTCCTTTTGAGGATTTTAAAATATTAAAGTACATATCTCCTTGGAGAATAAAAACACCTCCTGGCTATTCATTATTATTTGTTCCCCCAATGAATCAATTCGAACTTAGTTATATACCTATTTGTGGATGGGTTGATTCAGATATTTATGAGGGTGTTGTAAATTTTCCATTTATAATGCCAGCTCTTAATGTTGGCACTCAAATTAATATACCTGCGGGTAGTCCTTTTGTTCAAATTATTCCCGTTAAGAGAGAAGAGTGGACAGCTGATATAAATTTATTAACTGGACAACAAGAACAAAAACATAATGCTCAAAGAGCAAAAATGATGGTCTCGCCAGAGACTAGAGAAGATTTTTACCGAAACAACACTTGGGAGAAGAAAAAATATACATAAATGATGACATAGTCTTGATACTAGCTGGAGAAACTAAAAGACAAGATGAAACAA